TGGTATGGAAGTGACCTGTTAGAACACTCTCAAACCTAGAGAATATGTCTGCATTCATTCCGTGAGGGTTAGGCATACCAGCCATCATTTCAAAACCCTTTAACTCAAGGTGAGCACCAAGTATAGGAGCATTACAAGTCATAGCAAACTTGGTATATTCTTGATAGTTTTGGTTGTTTATCCAGGGTATAACACCGACCTTAAGGCCGTCATAATCTAAAACTGTAGGTTTCATTATGATATTTACATTGCTAGTAAAGTATCCAAGAAGTTCTTTAAGGGAACATAGTTCATTGGTGTTCTTAAAATACACATCATGGTTACCAGGAATGATATCCATAGTGATACCCATATCACGCATAGGCTCAAGAAAATGCTTACGATTGGCGTGGAGAGCTTTAAAGTTGACGAACTTTCTGTGCTCATAGTAATCACCTAAATGCAGTATGTTTATGATTCCATGTTCCTTTAGATAAGGAAAGAATATTTCCTCATAGAATCGAGCTTGATAGTTTAAAAATATATCTGATGAGTTTCTTACACCACAATGTGTATCGTTCAATATTGCTACTTTCATAATATTATACCATAAATAGTTCTAGTTTTTCCCGAGCTTTCTCTTCTTTAGCAAAGACCTTAATTGCTTCATCCTTGGTTTTAATAGTACTGATTCTTTGTCTTAATGTATCAACATAGTTCATAGTCTCTTGAGCGCCTTGGCCGTCCATTCCCATAGAAACAAAGTCTTCAATACCCATCTTTTCAATGAACTTAAACTTGATATCCTGTTGCTTCTTCTCTTTGGTTATTCGTCTGATAAAGGCGAAATAACAGATCTGAGTGAAGTATGAGAATGCATTAGGTTTACCCGTACGTGTAGCGGTTTCAATGTTATAATTATTGATTGCTCTTAAACAGTTCTCAACAGCATCCATTACCATTTCTTCACGGTAAGTATAACGTACAAAGTTTGGTCTATGCGATAAACCCTCGGAAATCTTCATAAAGCACGTAGCAATATAATCAGGAACAACAGGTGGTCTAACCTCTCGTTGTTTAGAATCCCGGGCAATTACAGCATAATCAAACACAGCTTCTGAGAAGTCTCTATTGTTAACGTAATGTGGTTTTTCTTTCGGCTTAAGTTTGGTCATTGTTTTTCTCCATAATAGTATATTATATCACACTTTAGGGCAAATGTAAACAACTATTTTTATTAAATTAAATGAAAATAAATGCAGAAAACACTTTACTTTTACTGCTAAATGTGATATAATATATAAGTCAACCGGAGGGGTAGAGGTATACCACTATTAATGTACGGTTCTACCGTCCATATTATCATCTTCTTCTTCATCATACAGGTTATCACTGAACTCTTTAAGTTTCTCAAGTAACTCCATATTGGATTGAGGTGTGGCTAGGTCACGTTTGGTCATTGCAAATTTAATATAGGACTCTTTTATAGACTGTACCACGTTGCTTTCACCTACTATCTGGCTCTTGTCCAGTTTGTATGCTCTCTGATCTGAGAACGGGAACCATGGTGTGAACTGAAACCCACCCATCATATTAAACTCTACTAATACAGGTGTCTCAACCATATACGTGTTGTCGTTATTATGTTGGATGAATGCTAGAACATCATCGCCATTGATCATCTTAAAATGTCGTATATTAATATCTTCCATATTATATATTTATATCGTATAGCTTGTAGTCGAAGTGTTCCTTACTATAGATTTTAATCCTTTCAGCAGCATGCTGAAGAGTATAGTTCTTCTTGGACTTCCAATGTAAGTCATCAGCTATGTCATACACCTTAGTATTTTGGCCGTCTGATGACTTTCTTAGTCCCCTTCCGATACTTTGGAGAACCCTAATTTGGCTCTTACTAGGACTAGCAAATACAATGTTATGTAAACGCTTAATATTAATACCAGTAGAAAATGTGCCCATACTAGCAACAATAATTGCGTCATTTTGGGTTTCTGTGATAGCCCTAATTTCTTCCCTCGTGTCCACATCGGTCTCACCTGAGACATAGAATAACCTCCTAGCATTCCTTGGTAGTTCATTAAATTTCTTTTGCAACATGTCGTGTAGTGGTTTACCATGTTTGTCGACATATTGGAATAGTATAAGTGTGTTACCCTCGCAATCCATTGCTAGATTAGAAATAAAGTTATTCCTAGGCGTATATGATACTATAAAATCAAGCTCTTGTTGGTACGTCCCTTTGGATACAAGCTTACAATATTCAGGCCCGTATTTCAATAACAGTACATTGATATCTAACTGAGCTAGGTCGTTGCTATCCATAAGTTTCTTAGTAGTGGTAACTCTATGAACCGGCCCAAATAGACCTTCTAGGACAAGCTGATGTGTTTGTGTACCATCTAATGTTCCTGTAGTACCCATACGATATTTAGCCTCTGTGCATTTTTCGAGGATAGCAGTCAATGACTTAGCTTTAAAGTTATGTGCTTCGTCACCTACCACCATTCCAAATGGCTGGAACCACGCATGAGTCATTTTATAAATGGACTGCCATGTAGTTATTATAACTCTAGGTTTAATATCATATTTCTCTTTGCCCGCATAAATCTTATGGCAGTTCTCTGTGACGTTCCATTCATCAAACTGGGAATAGTCACCAAAGTCCGAATACATCTGTTCAACCAAAGATGTTGTGGGTACAATCAGAAGTACACTCTGATCTGATTCTTCCAAGAAAAATCTAATAGATAGATAAATGATTAGTGACTTACCAGAAGCCGTAGGTGATAGTAGTAGTGACTGGCCATTAGTTAAAGCATGGTGTACTGCGTCCAACTGATAATCTCTAGGGGTTATCTTATCGCCGCCAGCAGTCAATGTCACCTCAGCCAACAATGACTCTAAATCAATGACATTCTGAGTACCAGCCATACCATAATAAGAATTAGGCTCAAACTCTAGGTCATACTGTCTAGCATCGGCAAATTCTTTTAGATATTTGAACAGACCTGTATATAGAACTTTCTTCCTTAGATCATATAGTCTAATCTTGCCATCCCACATGCGATTTTTATATGCAGGCATAAACTTATAACCCGGGACATAAAAACAGAAGTGTTCACTGAGTTCCATTTCTATAGAAGGATCTGTTGCAATCTCTAGGAAGGCTTCGTTTTTCTTCTTGATTTTGAGCGTGTCGACCACTGAATAGTTCCATTGTAAAGTGTATAGTTATATTTATTAGTGCTCAAAGTGATACCATCAAAGTCGAGGATCTTTTCATTTGAGTTAGCTTGGATGTAGTCTCTTAGTTGTGAAAGCGAATTCCACCGGCCGTTACGTTTTTCTATCTGTTCTATCATATTATACGCCACTAGTGAATTTTCTCCACTCGATCATATTCTTGATATTCTGATGTCTCCACTTCACATTTTCCATGATCTCTTTAAGTATATCACACATCTCTTTTTGGTATTCAATTCGTGCCTGTGCCTTTTGAATTATAGGGTCGGCATCATACCACTTATCCATATCGCCTTTCAGTACGGTCAGGCCATTTAGTGGATCGTATTCCCACCCCTTACTATCTAATTCTACTTGTGATAGTTTCCCGTTGTAGTGCATGAACTTATCTCTAAGCGTAATCTTAAAGTCAAGCTCTAGCTTCTTCAACGTCATTCTATTAACGCTTAGTAGTTCTAGGTATTTGGAGTGTAATTTGGCTGAATCTCTGGAGGTTTCGTCCAATCTCATTTCATCAATGATGGAGTCCTTCTTCCACATATCCAGTATTTTTTCTAAGTTATTCATTATGTGCTCTCACTGGTTTAAGAATAGTCTGTTTTAAGTACTATTATACTATAAAACCAACCAAAAGTAAACCATTATTTTACTTCAAAGTATGTATATTTAAAGGTTGCATCCGCTTGCAGATACTCAATGTCGGTTTGTTGCGTTGAAAATTCTAGTGCAGATAGTGATGTTGGGAAACAATCTCTGAATGTGATTTCCTTAGAGACATTGTTGTGTGAAGTTAGTATGCTTAAAGTAGCATCAAACTTATAATTTTCGCCATCATTAATAATGTTATGCATCCAATTGAACATTTCGATGTAATTATCCATGTCTTCGGTTACATTAAAACGAATAGCTAGATCACTAAAGGTCAACCTATCACCAGTAAACGCGATATTTGAACCTCTGTATGGAGTAGCGGCTTCGGCTAGAGAGATGTCAGGTAGAGTGACAGCAGTACAAAAATATCCCACATTTGGAAAACTTGCTTCATCTATTTTAAACTGAAACCCTGTAGGGCTCAGAAAATTCTTGTTTGTAGTTAATGGCATATTTATTATCCTCTATGATATTATTTATACACATAAAAAAAGGGATTCCGAAGAATCCCTTTTAAACGTTTCAAGTTAGACTTGATGTGTTTACGCCATGATATTGTCGACTCTAAAGATTCTGAAGTAAGGGTTAGCACGATTAGTACCAGCTCCTGCTGCAGTTCCTACGAATGGGTTCTGTTGAACGCCATATCTAGTCTTGAAACCAATTCTTGGCTGGAAGTCATTCTCGCCAACAGCTTTAACCATAGTTAAAGGTACGTATGGGCAGTAGAAAATACCAGCATCATACGGGTTTTGGCCTCTATAACCAACACAAGCAAAGTCGCCTGTAGCATAAGGATCAATATAGACTTTCATTCTTCCGTTAAGTACACCAGCAAAAGTATTACCAGTATCATCAACATTCAAAGTAGTAGCAAGTGCAGGACTGTAATCCAATACACCAGCAGCAGCAAGTGCAGAAGCAACATCAGAAGAACAAAGAACAAAGTTGCCCTTTCCACGTCTAGTTTCTTTAGCAATTACGTTAGCTTCTCTTTCAAGTTGCATTACTAGGCCTTTGAACTTCTCAGCCATCCAACGTCCGTCTGAATCAGAACTCATGTTGAAGATACCAGAGATAGCAGTTGAAGCCTGAAGAGCACCAATCTTAGCTTTAGTAAGAACTGTTCTAACCATTTCTCTGTTGATTTCCGCAAGGATTTCAGAAGAAAGGATGTTAGCAAGTTCTGCTTCAGCATCTAGACCGTGTACAGCTTTAAGGTCTTGAGCAAGTTCCATAGTGTACTCAGCTTTAAGAGCTCTAGAAGTTGCAGTAACAGTAGCTTTCTCAATTGAGAATGCCATTTCACCGAAAGATCCATCGCCAGATGCGCCAACACCTAGTCTTTCTGCAGCAGCAGTAGTAAGGCCAGCACCGTGAGTAGAAACTGTATCAGCTTCGTCAGCAATAGTAGCATCCGAATCGGCATCACTAACACCAACAAGACCAGTAGGATCTGCTTGATGAGTACCAGTACCAGAGAAATCGGTATCAGCTTCATCATGAAGAGCTTCAGTTCCACCCTGAGTACTATATCTAGACTTCATTGCAAAGATAAGACCAGTAGGTCCAGTCATTGGCTGAACGCCAGCGATATCATAAGCAATAAGGTTAGGCATTGCACGTCTTACCAAAGAGATAAGAACGGGATCAAAAGTACCGAGTGCAGCAGCACCGATGTTGTTAGCAGCAGCTGCTTCAGAAATCATATTTCCTTGGCTGCTTCTTTGGTCTTCTCTCAAAGACATTTCTTGGTTTTCCAACAAGCGAGCTACAGTAGCCTTCTTGTGCTTATCAGTAATAGAAGGCACTTCAGCGTGCTCTAGTACTGGGTTCCATTTTTCAATTAAGTTTGAATCTGTGTTAAACATTTTATGTTTCCCCTGTTAAGATTATTTGTTATAGTTTGAGATAGCTTGTGAGTATCTAGACATAGAGTCAGAATTTACAGCAACTGGTGCTGAATCATTCCCTACTACGGCAGATGCCTCGTCCACTGATTCGCTAATATCTTTAGTAAAGTAAGATTCTCTAACAACTTTAACTTTCATTTCAAAGTTATCTTTGTTATCGAACTCAATGTCTTCAACTAAAGAAGATAGTTTTTCAGCTTCTGTGTGAGCAAGTCCCGAAGATTGTTCTCTAACTACTTCTGATCTTTCTAAAGTCTGAACAGACTCATGTAGTTGGATATTATCTTCTGTGGTTTTGTTTAAAGTTTCTTCAAGTTCAGCAACCTGTGAAGACAGTTCGTCTACTAGGTCAACCTTACCTTCTGGAACTTCGATGTAATGTTCTTTGAACACTGATTGAAGCGAAGTCATGAATTCATTAGCAATTTCAGTCCTAAGACCTTCTGTTACTGCAACTTCATTTTCTTTCATCCAGTTAGAGACTACATAGTTCAAGTAGGAATCAACCTTCTCAACTAATTCACCTTTAACATCGGATACTTCTTCTTCTAAGTTCTGCGCGTATTCAGTTTCTAGCCTTTCAACTTCATGAGCTAACTTACTAGTAAGTACAGCTTCAAAAATCGCTCCAGCCTTTCCTCTAAATGCATCAGATAAAGTAGCTTCTTCTGCAATCATTGCATCCAAATCTTCTTCAAAGTCTACAGATTCAACCTTAGCTTTGGCCTTTGATTCAGCTTTAGACTCTTCATCATCGTCTTCGTCTTTATCATCGGTTTCGCTTACAGCAGTCATCTTTGCAAACATCTTTTGCGCGTCTTCTTTTCTAGCAGCTTTCAACATATCAACGGCAGCTTGAATTACACCAGCTTTGGTTTTCGGTGTAGTAGGTGCAGCTTCTTTGACTTCTTCGTCATCTTCAGCTTCATCTTCTGCATCGTCTTCCTCAGACTCGTCTTCCTTCACTTTACCTTTAGCTTCATCAAGAACTTCTTCGTCTTCAACTTGTTGGTCTTCAACGAGCTCGTTCTCAAGCTCTTCAGCATTTTCTGATATGTCTTCTAGACCTACTAGAGTTTCATCTAGTTTATTTTCGTCTTTTGACATTTTTGTATTCTCCTATTAAGAATTTACAAGTTTAGAGAGGAAATTCTTAAAAGCTTTAATCTCAATATCCGACGAACGCATACCTCGAGCTTCCCTTATTTCAGTCTCAATTTTTTCAATTTCTTGTGGACAAAGAATACCGTTTTCCCATATCCATTCAACACCTTCCATGATTCCATTGACAAAAGCCTCTGGAGCGGAAGGGTCTTGGACTATATCTACAGTGGATAACATAAAGTCATCTCCCACATACGACGTTCCTTTCTTGTTCACAAGAGTTCCCATACCACGACTTGATACACCAAGCTTAACTCCACCTTCAAGAAGACCTTCAACGATCTTGCCCATAGGGGTATTAAGAATTGATGCTTTTCCTACAACATTACTACCTTCAAAACGAAGTTCAGTAATTTTGTGTGAAACTTTATCTAAGTTAATGGTCGGACCTTCGGGATGATTTAGTTCACCCACTGCTCGACCAGTACTTACCTGTTCTTTTACATACTTATTCACAGCACTTTCTAAAATGCGCTTCTCGTATATTCTGCCGTTCCTATTTTTAGAATCGGCTTGCATGAAAACACCCTCAATGAAATAACTCTTTGTGCCGTCTTTTTTGGCCTCAGTTATAACTTCAAGGTCACTATCATGATACTCACTAATCAGTCTCATTCTAGTTCTTCTCCCATTAATTTTATAAAATCATTTGCAGATTTTTCTGCATCTTTAGGCGACTTAAAGCTATCATCTAGCTTATCGCCGTTAATATATACAATGTACTTTGATCCCTTCTGGGATATGACAATGTCTACCTTCTTAGATTTACCACCCTTAAAAGCATTAACCTGTTTTTCGCCGGAACCAAGTGTAAACTTCTCTCGGAGTTCTGCAAATGATTGCATTGTTATTCCTCTTCTGTAGAAGCTTTACCTATCTGAGATGCGATATCAATCTTTTTTGCATCTAGGGCAGTTTGCATTTTACTTGACATTAGTCCTTCAAAGTCTTTTTGAGCTTGTACGTTATCACCGCCCTTTAAACTATCCACTAAATTTTCTATTGTCATTGTATGTTCTCCTTATATATTTATACAAAATGATCCTTCTGGCTTAATCATCCCACCTAGGATCGTCATCTTCTGGCGCATCAAGCTCACCAGCTTTTTTCTCAGCTTCAATCTGTTTCTGCATATCTTTGATATCATCATCAGTTTGACGTAGAATACTCTTTCTTACCCATTCATTAGATATATACTTACCCACGTATTCATCTACTGAAGCTAACATTTCAAACCGTTCTCTTACGATCTCAGTTTCTTTTAGCTCGGCAAAATAGTTATCTTCGATATAATCAAACGCAATATAACTCTTCCAATCGTGCCAATCTTCTTTAGTGATAATACCTTTCAGTAATAGTTGTGTTTTAAGTAGCTGCATGAATGTATCAGAGAATCTCTTCCGTAATCTATCAATAAACTTCTTAAACTTAATCTCATCACGTGATATTTCAGTGCTTCTACCTAAGGAGAATGTGTTCTCCGACTCCAATCTTTGAGCAGGAACATTGAGAGACTTGTATAGCTTCTTTTGGAAGTATATGATATCATCTATCTGACCTAGGTTTTCGCCACCAGGCAATGTAGTGATTTCTGTACCCCTACCACCTTCTCTACGCGGCAAGAAGAAATCTTCCAGCATTGACATATGCTTACGATCATCTTTAATGTCACCAGTAGAAGCATCATATACCAGTTTATTTCTATACTGATTCATAATGCCTTTTAAATATTCTTCTGCTTTACCCTTAGGTAAGTTACCCACGTCAATATAAAAGATTCTTCGCTCTGGTGCTCTACTTATTCTGTAGATTACCAACGAGTCTTCCATCATCCTTAACTGATTAACTGGCTTAATAGCCTTCTGCAGATATGATAAAATTCGTTTTCTAGTTGGGTCTAACATACCCGATGTTGAATACATGATAGAATCGGGGTGTATCCGAACACCTTGCCCACCAGCTGCCATTCCTTCGTCTTGAAACAAGAAGTATTCCTGTTGATTGACGATGATCGTTGCACCTGTTTTAGGGTCTTTCTTTTCTTCGATTTCTTTAACCTTCCTAAGTTTAGTAGGGTCAATGTATCGTAATTCTTTAATACCTTGCAATGGTTTCTTATCATCAATAATGATGTGATAAGGTAGTCTACCATCTATGTACCACTTTCTGAATATATCATGAGCATGGGAATTGAAATTCAATAATGATAGAATCTCTTCAAACTCTTCTCTCACAGTATCTTTAATCTTGTCTGAGATATCAAGTTGATCTAAAACTAAATTGACAGGTGATTCATCATTGTCGCCTATGATAGCTTCATTGACAATGTCTTCAACCGCGGCATCGCATTCTGGTTGAGCAGCAACGTCTCTATACTTTAAAATTAGTTCTATTTCGTTCTTGGATTTATCACCATCCAAATCCAAATACGCACCAAAGTGACCGCCGGTGGTGATTACACCAGTTCCGTCCTCGTCAGTTTCGGGTACAAATGAGGGCCGTATAGGTTCCTCACCTTTCTTCTTTATCTCAAATCCAAAAAATTCAGCCATGTCTTATCCTCTAATAATGTCGGGAGGGGCAAAACCCCTCCTTCTATTATTATTTATACACCAAATTATGATGTAGTATCTGACTCCCAATACTGAACTTGTAGCTCAACTGTGAATTCCTCGATTGTATTCTCGGTTTCATAGCTAAGGTCTATAGTACTCAGATTAGTAGGGAATGTTCCTCTAAGGTCATACTTTTTAGTTACATTACCTTGCTTGTCTAATTGTTCAACAATCATATCAGCTTGGTAATCAACTGGATTGCTAAGGCCAGTGTTATTAGCATGTTGGTTAATACCATCCATCCATCTCTCAAACGACCCACGAACACTGTAGCTAGAATCATTGATAATTGTAAGAGTCCATGGTTCAAACGTCCTATCACCAGCTATTTGCAACTGTCTACCACGGAAAGGTACCATGATAGGTGCAATAATTGATGCGGGTATCGTAGCACCTTTACATAAAAATGAAGTTAGCTCAACATCGCCTTGGGCATAAGAGGGAAAGTTGCATGTTACTTTAAACATGTTAGCGCGTGCACCGCCACCAACTAGTTTCGATTTAAAATCGTCTACGCCTAAAATTGCCATTATTTCTCTCCTTAAACGCCGGAGATTTCAGAGAAATCTACACCGGTTCTTGTTGCTACAAAGTTTAAAGTAATGAAGTTAATGGATCTTGCAGGCTTGATATAAATATCAGCAACAAAACCATTAGTATCAATCACTTGACCTGTATTGTTAGTAGTATCACATATAACTGAGAAGTCTGTAACTCCTCTGCGGCCTTTAACATCTCTCAAGAAGGGCTCAATAATATTTCTAAATTGAGCTCTAGTAAATTCATCATTGAATTCAAAGAGTTGAGCTTTGGCTGCAGTTGAAATAGCCTTTTCAAGGACTATAAACAGTCTACGCACGTTAATTCTATCGAAAGCAGATGGTCTGCTAAGCAGTGTTTTATCACCGAATAACATAGTACCTTGGCCCGGCAGAGAAACGATAGGGTTGACTCTTGCTTTATACAAAGAATCTCTATCAGCTTTCTTAGGGTTGAACGCCAACTTAGTAATACCTAGAATCTGACCACGGTTTACACCAGCAGGTGAGAACCAAGCATCAGCTACATTGTCTGTATTAGCACATAATCCTGCAGTATGACCAGCCGCTCCAATCCAACGATATTCATCATTGTATTTATCATATACATACACCGCAGTAGAATCTGCAGAAGCATATGAAGTTGAAGTGAGTGTGTCTGCCCAGACTTTAACATCAGCAGCAGGACTTGAAGTACCTACAGTATCTTCAATAGGGGGTGATACAAATGCCATACAATCTTTTCTTGCAACTGCAATAGAGATAATATCATTTGATATATCATTTGCAGCATTCACATCAGGATATGCAAATAATAGATTTACTTCAACAGTTTCTGCATCTTCAAAGTGATCAAAGCCTACTGCAATCTCACCAACAGTTGGTAGATTATCATCAGTAGCTCCACTTAAAGAATTTGTGACTGCTGCAGTTGGTGCGGCAAAACTAGCAGTTGCTGCTACAGTTGCACCTGAGTTGGTTAGTCCAGTAGGAACGCCAATCCACCAAGCATACTGTGAGTTGTTATTAATAACATCTTTGTAGTAGTTAGAAGTGCCGTCTGCTTTCTTAGCATCAGAACCTTGTGAAAGATATTCAAAAGTTTCTAATACAGTTCCTGCTGTTCCTGTCCATGCCCCATCTTCATCAATTACTACTGCATGAAGTTCATCATTTGCAGAAGTTTGACCTAGATTAGTTGCATATTCAGAAGTCCCAGGTTGACCCTGGAATGATGATGCGTATGCCCAACCGGCCCATGCAGTTGCATTGGCTGGACAGACTGATACCTTAAGACTGTTTCCTTTAGCGCCAGGGTATTTTGCAGCCCAAGCTCCTTGTGATAGTCCCGTTAGGGTATCATAGTGATCCTTATTTTTAATTAATAATCCACCGCCTTGAGCAGTTGCATTGTCATGCCCTGTCAAAACCCGAACTACCTTAAGTGCATTGCCATATTTTAAAAATGACGCTGCGGTAAGGAAGTATTTAAATGTACTGGAATCTGGTGCACCGAAAGTTTCTGCTAATTCTTTCTCCGAAGAGACAGTTACTATCGTGTCAACAGGACCCCAATTAAATGACCCAGCAAATCCGCCAATAGATGTTGATACTGCAGGAACTACTCCTGATGCATCAATTTCCTTGACTTGGACGCCTGGTGATACTTGAAATGCCATCGCTTTATCCTCTCATTGAGTTGGTTAATATGTTAACATAATATGAATGTTCACTGTTATTATTTATAAATAACCGAATCCTATCGTAACATATCATCAAATGTACTTGATTCCATCCACAAGTTGCCATCACCGTCTCGTTCAAATCTGGGAACTTCGGCACTATCGCTATCAGGAGTGAAACCAAATGGTAACATATCATCTTGTATTTCTGCTAATCGTTCTTTATATAGCATGTTTTTCATATTTATATCAGTTAGATTACTAAACACGTCGGTTGAAGTAAACCATCCAAACATAACTAAATTCATCATTAAGTCATCGTGGTTAGGAGCCTTGGCCGCATATGAATTACCTATAGCAACGAATGTGCTCATTTCTATAATAGTGTCAGCATCGTAAATTCTTAGTTTCTGCTGTTCAACCAAATCCTTAATAGTAGAACAACCAATCCGTTTTACTCGTTTAGTCATTGTAGCACCAATAGCATTAGCTTTAATTGACGATTCAACAAACATGTGTTCATATTCCAAGTCATAGTATAGTCCATTACATACTACAGCACCTTGATCATTAGATTCTATTATGACATAGGCTTCATTATATCCATTGGCCCATTTGTATATAACATCGGGCATTAGCATGGGAGATATGTTATTATCTCTGAATGTGCAAACTTGTTCAAATGGTATTGTGCTAACATCAATGATATTAAAAGTACTATAATCCTGCCCACGTCCACGGCACACGTCTACTGTCATTATATAATCATGACCTTCTATTGGGTTTGAGTAGACCTTGATGTTCTGTCCATGCGAGATGGGGTCATTAGCTGATTGAGATAATAAACAATTAGCATCAATGAGGGTATTACCGCGGCCGTGGAATGAGTTAACAAATTCTTGGTCAAACTGTAATTCCGAAGTATTCGCTATAGTCTGACGTTTCCATTCTTCGGTTCTGCCAGGCACATCCCACCAGTCCACTC